TAGAATTACTTTACCTGTTAATAACAACGCACATTACTATAGTGTGCGTTACACTTTACCTGCATAGAGGACAAACCCATAGAGGTATAGAGTTTCACCCAGCACTATCTCATTTTATGAGATTTTGGCTTTGGTTAACAACAGGTATGGTAACAAAGCAATGGGTTGCTGTTCATCGTAAACACCATCAGATGTGCGAGAAACCTGGAGATCCACATTCACCACATGTATATGGAATTATGCATGTTTTATTTGGAGGAGCGTTATTATACCATGAAGCATCAAAAGATAAAAATATGGTTGATTCATATGGTGTTGGTACTCCTGATGATTGGATTGAGCACAACCTATACAGTTCTCACTCCAGACTTGGCATTGGCATTCTCCTTGTGTTCAACCTGATTGTATTTGGTTGGATTGGTTTATTACTATGGGGTATTCAAATGATATGGATACCTTTCTGGGCTGCAGGTGTTATAAATGGTTTAGGTCATTGGTGGGGATACAGAAACACCAATACTAAAGATCGATCGAAAAATATTTCTTTTTTCGGTATAATTATTGGGGGAGAAGAGTTTCATAATAACCATCACGCAGAGCCAGCAAACCCAAAATTAAGTAGAAAATGGTGGGAATTTGATATTGGATGGATGTGGTTTAAGGTTTTTAATACATTAGGATTAGCAAGGGTCAAAAATGTCGACTAAATATTTTGAATGTGAATCATGTGGAGCACGAGGAAAGATCGTTCTCAAAGGAGATGACCATTCAACAGAAGATGTGGTATATTGCCCAGTTTGTTCTGCTGACATCTATGAAGAGGAGGATCTAGACGATGAAGAATAATGTGGTATTACCAAAACAAAGTAGTAGAAAATTTACCTGAGGATTGTGTTGGATTTGTTTATTTAATCACGAACAATACCAACAACAAAAAATACGTAGGTAAAAAATTAGCCAAGTTCGCAAAGACAACTTACAAAACAGTTAAGTTAAAAAATGGAACAAAGAAAAAGAAGAAGATTCGTTCTAGGATTGATTCTGATTGGCTAACATACTATGGGTCTAGCATTGAATTAAACAAAGATATTGAAAGGTTAGGCAAGGAATCTTTCACACGAGAAATTCTATATTTTTGTAAATCGAAGGCAGAGTGTTCATACATTGAAGCAAGGGAGCAGTTTTCAAGAAAAGTTTTGGAGACAGAAGAATATTACAATGGACAAATCTCAGTGAGAGTCCATAAATCACACATACTACACAAACTATGAAGTACTTACTATTCATTACCGCATTATCTTTATCAGCAGTTGCTGCTTACTACTCCATCATGGGATTAGTTGCAATTTTCGCTGCAGCTGCCATTCCAATTTTTATTATGGGTTCGTTGCTAGAAGCATCGAAACTCGTTGTAGCATCATGGCTTTATCGAACTTGGAAAGAAATTCCAATTTTGATGAAGTCATATTTCACATTTGCAGTGATTGTTTTGATGCTACTAACTTCTATGGGAATTTTTGGATACCTAAGTAAAGCACACTTAGACCAAGCAATCCCATCAGGTGATGTGCAAGCAAAACTTGCACTAATTGATGAGAAAATTAAAACCGAAAAGGAGAACATAAATGCAGCTCGTAAAGCAATTACTCAACTCGATCAGCAAGTTGATCAAACCATCGCAAGAACAACAGACGCAGCAGGAGCCGATCGCTCCATCGCCATCCGTAGAGGTCAGCAAGGAGAAAGAAACAAACTCCTCACCGAAATCGGCACAGCGCAAACCAAGATCGCCAAGCTCCAAGAAGAGCGTGCGCCAATCGCAGCCGAAGTCCGTAAAGTCGAAGCAGAAGTAGGACCAATAAAATACATAGCAGCATTACTTTACGGTGATAATCCAGAAACGGATCTGCTAGAAAAAGCAGTCCGTTGGGTTATTATCATGATTGTTATAGTATTTGATCCTCTTGCAGTTCTTATGTTGGTTGCTGCTAACTGGCAAATGAAGAAAGATGCTGGAATCATAAAACCAGCAATGGCTTCAAGTTCTATCGATACAAATACTGTAGAACCAATAGTATTAAAAGATAATAATCAATTAGAAGAACCAGAAGAGGATAAACCTAAATGGTCTGATATGTTCTTTAAAAAGAGTCCATTACCAGTAGATTCTAAGAAGATTATTGAAGACTTTTTTGGTAGAAAGAAACCAGAAGAACTAGAGCCAGAACAGATGGCTGAAATGAATAAAGAGCCAGATGTTGTTATACCAGAAACAACTCCAGCAGTAGAAGAGTATGGTACGTTTGGACAACGTGAAAAGCGTATACATCTTGATACCAATGTAGAAGTTTCTGATAGTATTCAAATAGAATTACCTCCAGAAAAACCTCCAAGAATGCCACTTAGATAAGGTAAATTGCCTAAATATATTAGGTGAGACTTATTTTTGTTATGCGAATTTAAAATAACAAAAAAGGTTTAAAAATGAACAAAAACATCGCTACAGCGGTGCTTTTTGTCATGTTTTCGTTTTCAGCAATGGCTCAGCCCATTGTTACTGACTCGACTAGTAGAAGTACCACTGAGTCTACTTCCAATAGCACCACTACATTAAAGTCGCCACCTCCAACAGCAGTGGCTCCAGCAATTACAACAATCAACAATGATGTTTGCGCAGTTGCAGCATCAGGAGCAGTACAAACACAAATTCTTGGTATCTCCATGGGTGGAACCATGAGAGATATGAATTGCGAAAGAATCAAACTTTCGAAGAACTTATATGACATGGGTATGAAAGTAGCTGCAGTTGCTACTTTATGTCAAGACGAACGTGTATTTGCAGCGATGTTAGCTGCAGGAACACCATGTCCAGTCGATGGTAAAATTGGCGAAAAAGCCAAAGAAGAGTGGAAAACTCGTGGGGTATTAGATAATGTGGATAAAAAAGCAGTAGGTAACTATGCTGTATTACCACCAGTAATTGATTTAAGTAAACCAGCAGATCCAGTCAAGTAATGAAAAAGTTATTGTGCAGCTTATTTCTCCTGTTTTCTGCGGTATGTAACGCAGAGATAGTGACCATCCCAATTCCAGGTGCACCTGGATTGAACATCACTGTCGGAACAGGAGTTAATGCACTACCATTACAAGACATACGTAATAATCCCAACGCAGTAAACATTACTACATGGGATGATTGGTTTAACGAAGTCCCACTGGGGTTTACTTTTCCATTTTATGGGCAGAACTTTACAACTTCGTGGGCTGCAACCAATGGTTATGTAACATTTCAAAATCCACAAACATCAGGACTGTGGGGTGGATGTTGTTCTGGTGTTGATTTAACTAGAACTACTGATCCAAGATATAACTATACGATCTATGGTCTACATACTGACTTATATTCGTGGAATGGAGCAAACCAATATTATCTACGTGGCACAAATGAGATGACTTATGGTTGGTATAATTTAAGTCAGTGTTGTTCTTCACAAGGTGGTAACAGTTTTGAAATTAAAATCAATTCATCTGGTTTAATTGATACTCGTATTGCTGGTGCAATGGTGAGTTGGAATGCTGTCACATCTGGTATGGCTGGTAATCTTGCTAATGGAGAATATTATCAACACTATCATGGACAAGGATTAAATATCACTCCTGGATCTGCTAACATTTTTAGTTGGCAAGCATTGGGTGGAACAGGACAAGGTGTTGACCAATGCACAATTAATCCACTGTATAATCCATCATGTCCTGGATATGCAGCAGCTTATCTATCACAACAGTGTACGATTAGTGCATTATATAATCCATCATGTCCTGGATATGCAGCAGCATACTTCACTCAACAATGCACATTGAATCCTTTGTATAATGAAAATTGTCCAGGATATGCTCAAGCATATCTGACGTATCAATGTTCAGTTAATCCACTATATTCAACAACTTGTGAAGGATATGAGCAAGCATATTTTAATCAGCAGTGTTCTTTAAGTGGCTTATATTCAACGAGATGTCCAAATTATGCAGAAGCATATTTTAAT